ATTGGGGTGGCGTTAAGGTGACGCCAGATAGGCCGGTCTGGACGTTCCCAGGCCCGCAACTGTTGGCGCTTTGCCGAGCCGGCCGCGATGAAATTGAAAGAGCATTACGTAAATGACATTACGCTCAACAGCCTACCGTCTCCTCTCCCTCGTTCTCGACGCCGGACCAGCAGGCATTGCGCGCGAAACCGTCCGCGAGACGTTATGGCCCGATCCAGATCATGAACCGGAGGACTGGGACGGGTGCCTGCGTGTGCATTGCTCGGTCGCGAGGAGCGCGGTGCGGGCAACCGGTTTGTCGCTGCGCTGCGCGGGCGAGCGGATCTGGGTGGAGAGTGTGTCTTGAAGACCCTCCGGCATATGGTCTGGGATGCGCTCCCCCCGGTCGCGCCGGGTATGTTGCGCGCCGACCTTCTGGTGGCTCTCGCCGAAGCCGGACGCCAGTCAGACTCTACCAGGTTGACCGAGGCATTCTCCGATCTTCGCGCGGAAAATTCCCTGCGTTATGATGGGAAGCTTCCCGCCCGATACTGGCGCGGGCCTGCTGAGCCGGCCCCGGCCGGACAGGTGGATGCGTTTTCCTGGTCGCCTGAGACGTTGCAGCTTTTGCTGGCCGGATGGGCATCGGGGAAATCAACGGCCGAGATCGGGCGCGACGTAGGTTGTTCCAAGAACATAGTGGTGGGCAAAGCGAGACGACTGAAGCTGCCGCCGCGTCCGTCGCCTATCCGTGCCAGCGGCGAAAAGTCGGCGTATCCGACCACCAACAAGCCTACGCTGCCGCCACTCCGCAGCGAGCGCGCCCCTCGGGGCTTCGAGTTGGCGCTGTTGGTTGCCAAACGTCCTCCCGAACCGCCTGTTATGATGCTGCCGTCGCCACCGCTCGCGGAGCCTCCCCGATCCCGCGTTCCGTTGCCGCCGTCGCTTCCGAAACCGCGCGTTAAGCCGGGGTCCGATGAGCCGTATACGTGGGACCGGCGTGGGTCGAAATGCCAGTGGGTGACCGTGGAAAAACCCCGCGTGCGTATGTGTTCGGCGGATACGCCGTTCGGGCATGTCTGGTGCTCGCAGCACAGAATGGTATGCTTCAATCGATCTCATGCGGCTCGATCGGAGGCCGAGTGATGTCCGAACGAACCGGCGCGGCAGAATACGGAGCGGATGACTATCTTGCGTTCTTGGCGGACCGTTCCCAACAAAGGCTTGGCGATGGCTTCGCGCCAACGTTCATGCCGAGTTCTCTCATAGACTTCCAGGCTGGTATGGTTGATTGGTCAACATGGATCGGGCGCGGCGCCTTGCTGGAAGACTGTGGCCTTGGCAAGACGTTTCAATACCTTTGCTGGGCCGAAAACGTGGTGCGCCATACCAACCGGCCAGTTCTTGTTCTTGCTCCCGTTGCTGTCACTCAGCAAACCGCACGAGAGGCTCGCAAGTTTGACATTGAGGCGCACATCTCAAGGGACGGCACAGTCCGCCCCGGTATCAACCTGACAAACTACGAGAGGCTGCACCACTTTAACCCCAACGACTTTGCGGGCGTTGTAGGGGATGAAAGCTCGATCCTGAAATCATACGACGGCGAACGCCGCGCGCAGATAACCGAGTTCATGCGGAAGATCCGATACCGCTTGCTCTGCACCGCTACGGCGGCGCCGAATGCTTATACCGAGCTTGGGACATCAAGCGAGGCGTTGGGCTATCTCGGCTATATGGACATGCTGACAAGGTTCTTTAAGAACAACCAAGGAAACTCCATAAAACCGTTCACGACAATGCACCGAGGCAAAGCCCAAAAGCCTGCTGAGATTTTAGAGGAAAGTGCGAAGTGGCGCTTTAAGGGGCATGCGGAAATCCCGTTCTGGAAATGGGTTTGTTCTTGGGCGCGGGCCTGTCGTCGTCCGTCTGATCTTGGCTTTGAGGATGGTGCGTTCATTCTACCGCCACTGACCGAGCGTCAGCATATGGTGGAAGCTGAGCGCGCGCCCTCTGGAATGCTGTTCTCGCTTCCTGCCATCGGATTGCAGGAACAGCGCGAGGAGCGTCGGCGCACCATAAAAGAGCGGTGCGAGCATGCGGCGGCTCTGGTCAACGACACGGGAAAGCCGGCGATTGCCTGGTGCCACCTTAACGATGAGGGGGACTTGCTGGAAAAACTGATCCCCGGCTGTGTGCAGGTGAGCGGACGAGATAGCGACGAAGAAAAGGAAGAAAAGTTCCTTGCGTTCCTTGACGGACAAGCCAGGGTGCTAGTTAGTAAGGGAAAGATAGCCGGATGGGGATTGAACTTTCAGCACTGCGCACATTGCGTTGCGTTCCCGACACATTCCTACGAAGAGTATTACCAAGAAGTGAGGCGCTGCTGGAGGTTCGGGCAGAAAAACCCCGTCATGGTTGATATCGTCACCACTGAAGGTGAAAAGAGCGTGCTGGAAAACCTACAGCGCAAGTCTGTCGCGGCCGATCGGATGTTTTCTGAGTTGGTGCGATACATGAATGACGCGATGCAAATAGACCGCAACCATACATTCAACCAACAAGAGGGGGTTCCAGCATGGCTGTCCTAGACCAAGAGATCACCGAGCGTTACGCCATTTACTGCGGCGACAGTATCGAGGCCATGCGGGCACTTCCGGCCGGGAGGGTCGGCCTAACTATCTATTCGCCGCCGTTCGGCGGTTCGATGTTCACGTATTCATCCCACGATCGGGACCTCTCCAACTGTCTGGATTATAATCAGTTCTTTGAGCACTACGGCTTCATGGTCAGGGAGCTTCACCGCGTCACGCTTCCTGGTCGGATGACTCTTGTGCATTGCATGGACATCCCTTCCGGCAATACGGGGACCGACCATCTCATTGACTTTCCGGGCGACATCATACGGCTGCACGAGAAGGAAGGTTGGCGTTACGCCGCCCGTTATGCGATCTGGAAAGAGCCGCTAGCCGTCCGCAATCGCACGATGGCGAAGAACCTAGCACACCGCACCCTGATCGAAGACAGTTCACGATGCACCAATGCGGCGGCTGACTATCTCCTGGCGTTCCGCCGAAGTGGGAAGAACGTCACCCCTATAGACCACCCTACCGGGCTAATGGACTATGCTGGCTGGCGCCAGCCTCCGGTTGAGGTCCTGAAATATCGCGGCTGGACTGGAAACCAGATTGAAAACCGCTACTCACACTGGATTTGGCGGCAATACGCCTCGGCGTTCTGGGATGACATCCGACTAGATCGCGTTCTGCCGTTCCGGGATGCGCGCGAGGACGGCGACGAGAAACACGTTCACCCCCTCCAACTGGACGTTATCGAGCGGGCCATAGTCCTTTGGAGCAACCCAGGAGAGGTAGTGTTAACGCCATGTATGGGCGTCGGGTCTGAGGTATTCTCGGCCGTCAGGTTGGGCCGTAAGGGGATCGGATTCGAGTTGAAGCCGACGTATTTCGTGCAGTCACAGCGCAACATGGCAGCCGTCGATATACCTGTTGGCGAGCAACCTATGTTCGAGTTCGCGCACGACACGATCATGGACACCCTTGAGGCGGAAGAAGCGCCATGAAACTCACAATAGACTCCACCCCCCTAAAGCGCGCCTTATCCCGCGCCGCTGGCATCATCGCCACGCGCAACACCGTGCCGATCCTCGATAGCGTCCTGCTGAAAGCCGACAACGACGCTCTGACGGTCGAGGCCACCGACTTGGAGATCAGCGTTGTGGAGACGCTGCCCGCCAAGGTAGCCCTGCCAGGCGGCTTCTGCGTGGGTGGTAAGGCGCTGGCCGACATCATGGCGGGGTTCCCGGCAGCGGACGTGGAGATTGACCTCTCCGAGAACGACCGCATGAGGATGAAGTCCGGCACGTATAAGGCTTCACTTCCTACGCTGGACGCCAAGGACTTCCCGCTGGTGCGGGCGGGCAAACTGCCTGTCAGGTTTACGATGGGCGTGGAAGTGCTGCGCTCCGTCATCAAGAAGATCAGCTTTGCACAAAGCGACGATGTGTCGCGTGCGTGGCTGAAAGGCATCTACATGCACGTGACGGCCGATCCTGAGCGCCAACTGTGTTTTGCAGCGACGGATGGCGTTGTTCTGGCAGTCTCGCGGCAGGCAATGCCGGATGGCGCGGCGACACTGCCGGAGATGATCCTGCCGGCATCCAGCGCGGCCCAGATCGCCAAGATCATCGGCGACACTGAGGGGGATATCTCAATCGGCGCATCGGAAAGCCTGCTGGAATTGCAAGTTGGCACGGTGACGTTTTCAACTAAGTTGGTCTCCGGTCAGTTCCCAGAATATAAGCGGCTGATACCGGCGGGGTATAAGAGCCGATTGCGGCTCATGAGGAAGCCTTTGGTGGAGGCGTTGGGGCTGGTATCGGCGTTGCAGGGGAAGGCCGTCAAGTTGGCCGTCTCGGAAACCGAGGTAACCATCTCTGGGACCAAACAGGAACAGGGAGAGGCGTCCGTTACTCTGGTCTCTGGTCAGATGGAATTGGAAGGCGAGCCGATAGAGATCGGCGTGTGGTTGCGCAATATGAAGAATATCGCTAGCGCGACCGAGGGCGACGTTGAGTTGCTGATGACCGATCCGCTCGGGCCGTTGGTGCTGGCGCACTGCGATGATCCGAGCGTGCAGTATGTGACGATGCCTTACCGGATATAAAGGATAACGGTTATGGAAATGCGCGGAAGTAAATCGGAAATGCGGGAGCTGGCGCGTTTGATGGAGCGCGATCCTGCGGCGCTGATGAAGGAGTTGGGCCGCGAGATGCCGAATGACTTAAGTTCGGTGTCCATCCGGCAGGATGACCGGCAGTGGGGCGTGATCATTGACGCACTGCGACAGGCGTCGGATGTCTGACTACCCCACCATCACGCTGTCAGTCGATCCAAGGCACGTTCAGGCGGCTGTCCGATTCGCATGCAAGGCGCTGCGCGGCGAGGTCTTGCACGGTGCCTCGGTGGCACTGCGGCGGACTGACGATAGGCTGGTGATCGAAGTGTGGGAAAACAGAGTAGTGATGGTGAAACAGGTGTCCAAGTAATGCACCAGCAGGACGTCGGAGCATGAGCGACGAACACGTCGACCACATGACGTGGCATCCCGTCAGCACCGCGCTTCCGAGTGAGCCCCTTGTGACGCGTCGCGGCCGGACGGAGATCGTGGCGGAGCTGACTTATCGCGGCTGGATCTCCTGCATTTCCGAGGAGCGCCCAATTCGGCGGCGGATCCCAGCGCCCGACGCTTGGCGCTTTATGGTCGAGTAAATCGATGCTTAATTGCGCAAATCAGCCAGAAAATGCACGAATCCACCGCGGAGGGAATCGGCGCATGAGCCGCGTAACTCGTGCAGATTCCGCACAGGTTGGGCCAGCCGCCCCAGGTCGGGAGCATGAGGCATGATACAGGCCGTGCAGAGACTACAGGATGAACAGCGGAAGCTGGAACAGCGCGTGGCGGACCTGGAGCGGTGCGTCCTGGTGCTGGCGCAGGCGGCTCATGAGTTCGGCCGCGCCACCTTTGGCCCTGGCGTTCATTCCCGCCAAGCCGGGCTGGCTGAGGTCGTGGCGGCGTTGCGTGCGGCGGATCGGCCAGAGCCTGCACCGGAGCATGCCTCATGCTCCTACCCAGCAGTCGAGACGCCGCTGGTGAGCGCCAAAGACGCACTGGCTGGCGTTGGCGTGGCGGACGATGGGGAGTGCTTGGCGTGTCAATGAAATGGCCGACGTTCCTGACGATCCCGCGAGCACCTGACTTCACAGTCGGCCCGCCCGACGATTTGTATCTCCGCCGTTGGTGGATCATCCCGCGCAACAAATGGTTCAACGTGTATCTGCATCACTTCCTGCGCAGCGATGATGACAGGGCGCTCCACGATCACAGATACACCAATGTTTCCTTGCTTTTGACCGGGAAATACCGCGAGCATCTTGCATGTGGTGTCACCAAAATACGGCGTCCTGGCGTTCCTGTTGTTCGGCGTGCCGAGACTGCGCACCGCGTTGAATTGATAGACGGCCGGCCAGTGTGGACGTTGTTCATCACCGGCCGTCACGTGCGCAATTGGGGATTCCATTGTCCCAAAGGGTGGGTTCCGTGGGAACGCTTCGTTGCTGTGCGTCCAGGCGGCAATGAGGCTGGCGACGGGTGCGGCGAGTGACTGAGCAAGTCAATCATCCTGAGCACTATGGCGGAGCGGCCAATCCTTACGAAGCCATAAAAGTAATTGAGGCGTGGAGCCTCGGATTCTGTTTAGGCAACTGCATAAAATACATCTCGCGAGCCGGCAAGAAAGGCAACACCCTAACTGATCTCCGTAAAGCCCGCTGGTATATCGACAGAGAAATTACAAAGCTGGAGACGGCTGTCAATGGAAAAGGTTGACGTTCTAGACCACGGATTCGTCCGTCTGGTAGACAGTATGGGCAGCGACTTGGCAATCGCGCGGGCGGCTCGTGTTTCCTACGATGCGGCTTGGCGTGCTGGCGAAGACTCCGGCAGCGACGCGCGGCTGATACGGTATCTCTGGCGCAACCACCATACCACGCCGTTCGAGGCTGTCACGTTCACGTTCGAGATCAAGGCTCCGATCTTCGTCTTCCGCCAATGGCACCGACATCGGACGTGGAGCTACAACGAGTTGTCGGCCCGGTATCGCGAGTTGCCGGAAGAATTCTACGTGCCGGACCCGGGCAATATCGGCGTGCAGTCGAAGGACAACAAACAGGGCCGCGCGCTGGGCACCGAACGCGACATGCTCGTGCCATCGATCATCGACTTTGCCTGCCGGGCCGCGTTCGAGACCTACAGGACCCTACTTGCCCAGGACGTGCCGCGCGAACTGGCCCGATCCGTCCTTCCAGTGGCGACCTACAGCCACATGTTCGCGACCGTTGATCTGCTCAATCTGCTGCGCTTCCTCACACTCCGTTGCGATGGGCACGCTCAATACGAAATCCGGGTCTACGCCGACGCGATGCGCGATCTTGCGCGCACCGTTGCGCCAGAAGCTATCGCGGCGTGGGAAGCGCCATGAGCTTCGATATCCCGGAACGTGCCGCGCTTCATGAAGCAGTCGGTCGCGAATGCGGCGGCCGTTTTGATCTGTGGGCGCAAAAGCACGGTCTGACGTGGATGGAAGTTTTCGAGGCGGCTTGGTTCGGCGGGGCAATTAGCCAACGGGTTCATAACGCAATTCAGAGTGACGAGTGCGCGTCCTCGTAACCGGCGGCCGAGCCTACGCCGACGCCGACTTCGTAGCCCGCACGCTATCGCGCGTCCGTGCCAAGCACCCAGACCTGACGATCATCGACGGCGGCGCTCCGGGAGCCGACAGGCTGGCCCGTCAGTGGGCCGTAGCGAACGGGGTGGCGATTGATCCCTGCCCGGTGGACCACGCTCTAGACGGCCCGTGGCCTGGCGCTGGACCGAGGCGCAACGCGAGGATGATCGCCACCAAGCGGCCTGATGCCGTGGTAGCGTTTGCCGGCGGAACAGGAACTGCCGATTGCTGCCGCCGCGCAGAACTGGCTGGACTGCCGGTGTGGCGGG